TGTCGCCTTCCAGTACCCGTCTTTGATCTGCAGGACAATCGGAGGCGACGCGGGGGAGCTCAGGTCGGTCGATATGTACTGTCGCATTACCAGCGTGCCGTTGTTCAGGTTAGCCAGGGCGTTCCGTATTGCCGTGGAAACGATGCCGTCTATGTTGCTAACGGCGAATTGCAGATCCTGCGTGCCGTCCTTATTCCTCGCCGGTAGCGCGATAGCCATGGCCGCCGCCAGGAACGTCACTGTCTCCCCCGTCTCCGTAACAGCGGTGATGTCTTCGAAGTTCTCGACCAGGCAGTAACTCTGGCTTCCGACGTTAATCTGCAGCGTATTGAGGATGATTTCACTACCATCGCTGGTGTAAAGCCTGTTTAAGATTGCGCTGGTCATGCCTCTGGCCACTCCTTGTTGAGCGCATAATCGATAATGCTCTGCCCCACGATGAACTCAGGGAAATTACCCCAGCCAGGCGGCAGAATCGGACGCTCCCACAGCTCCAGTGTTGCCGTGAATTTCCAGAACCCTAACCCGAACAGCACCGGCCCGTCGTAGATATCCTTGAACCGGCACACGTAATCACCAACACCCATTGGCGTACGCATGCGCATGTTGAACCACGCTGCGCCGTCAGTAATCACATCCCTGAACCACACCTCAAACAGCTGCGCCTGGGAATCGTTAAACACCCACGAAACAGACGCCTCAGTCGGAACCGAGGTGTATTTGCGACGTTGGCGCGTGCGGCCGGATGTTATGGTGGAGCGCTGCAGGGGGCTGACGGGTGTGAATCCATGCCCAGAACGTTGAGGCATTGGCAGGTACTGATGCGGGAAATCAATGGTGCTGCTGATCCCCATGGGAACTCCTTATGTGAGGCGTTGACTGGTGTTGAAGTTGTTGGTCAGCGCGTTGGAAAGCTTACCTTTGCCGCTGGCGACATCGCTGACGGCCATGGCATAGCCTTGCTGCGCACCGCGCTTAACCGCCGCTTCAAGCATGGCAAGCGTCTGCTCTGTCGGATCACCGTTGACCTGAATGACCGGGCTGTAATTGAACGCCCCGCCACCACCGCTCATATCGCGGTTACTGATGACGCGACCGTTATCGCCGGGGATCATGTACTGGCTGCCATTGTTGGCTTTGAAGATCTCAGGCTTGCCGCCTTCACCCACACGGTACATGGAACTGGCAGATACCGGGCCGCCGTGTTCGCGGGCTCCGGCGACGGTCATTATTTTCGAGCCAGCCATTGCAACGTTATAACCAGCCAAACCAGCTGTTGCCGCGCCACCAGATGTTGCGATACTCGCAGCCATCGCAGCGGGAGACCACGATGCGAGAAGCGTCGTGGCGGCAGCTGTTCCGGCCAAAGTGGATGCCGCAAGCGCCGCAGTTGCCGCTGCCTGGTTCGCCGCTATTGCGCCGGTCTGCGCAGCCTGCCCCATTGCTGCGGACATAACCCACTGTGTACCCATCTGTACGAGACTGCTTACAATGCCGTTAATTACTGACGTGCCAAGGTTAGCAAACGCCTCGGAAAGACTTTGCGTGCCGTTTATCAACCCTGTGATGGCGTTTGTTGCGCCGCTTTGCAAAGACTCTACAGCTGAAGCGGCAAGAGCGTTTATCGTACTTTGCTGCTGCCATTCCTCCCACATGGCTGCCACCCTCTTTTGCCGGTACTGATCCTCTATCGCCGCCCGTGTAGCTTCCACTTCAGCTATTTTCTGGGGATAGTAGATGGCATATTGGTTGAGCTGATCCATCTGCTGCTGAAACTGGTTATCTACTGCTGCCACTGGCGATGCCTGGCCTTGAAGGTTGGAGAAGTTCTGGCTCGATTGTTTTCTAGCCTGCTCCGCTTCCTGTGCTGCTTTTGTGGCTTGGGCAACATCGTACAACTTGCCAGCAAGCTCTCCCGCCTGTTGCACCTGCTGTTTGGTGGCAGCTGCTCCCATTTGCTGTTGAGCAGCAAGGACCGCAGCTTCCCGGCCCATACCTTGCTGTTCAAGAACGGCTATCTGATATTTTTCTGATAACTGCTCCAGTTGATTAACTACCTGTTGCTGCGCCGCGGCTGACCTCTTAGCGGCTGCCTCAGCTTCTGACGCTGCTTTCTTTTGCTCTCCTTCTTGCTCTTTAAGCGCCTTCTGCTCGTTCTCATATGATTCTATGCGGTCATAACTTGCATCGATAGACTTCAACTCAGCATCTGTTGCCCCTAAAAGACCAGCCACATATTTAGCTCGCTGTCGCGTACTAAATCCGACAGTAGCGGCTTCATTTTTTGCTGCCTCAACCAGTCTATTTAATTGCTCTGCATTGCCTGACAATGCCTTCTGTGATGCCTCTGTTGCGCCGGTAAGGTTGTCAAGAGCGCCTTTAAGAACGTTGATAGCATCTGTTGCATTTGCCGCAGAGACATAGTTTTGGTTAACGACATTGGTCAACTCATTAAGCTTGGGGTTTGCATAACCAGTTTGCTCACTGAGCGAGGAAAGGGCAGATGCTGCGGCCTGCATGTTTTCTGCTGTAGGTTCTTTTTGGAGGTCTCGGAATACTTTTACCAGGCCAACAGCCTGCGTCTGTGTTATTCCGAACGTCTCGGACATTGAATTGGTCACGTTGTTCAGAATATTGATGCCGGCAATATTTCCCTCATAGCTGCCGCCAAGATCCTTTAGCATCTTCGAAACATCAACACCTTTACCTTCGAGCGTGGTTAGCTGGCTTTCAGCTGCTGACATGCTATTTCGCCACGTTCCCAACTCGTTAATTTGGTCAGATATGACACTTCCTGCAGCGCTGATGGCTCTTTGCGCATCAGTCATGGCTACGGCTATCTGTGCCTTTGCAGCATCTGAACTAACCGCTGCCAGACGCTGTATTTTTTCAGATAGAGCGCTCACTCCTGAGTCGGTTTTTACAACAGTATCCGAAAGAGCCTTCTGTGCTGATTCAAGCTCTTGCGTTGCATTTTTAGAATTAAAAAGGGATGGAAGAAGTGCTCCAGCAATGGCGCCAGAGACGGCTATAATTGCACCGATTACCGCCCCACCAGGACCAAATATAGAGGCGATCTGCGACCCTTGCTGTGCGAATATAACCATCGCATTTTGGCCCATTTGTAACTGAACCGCGATGTCCTGCACTTGGTATCCAAGCTGCCCAAAAACACCGCGAAGATTACCCATGCTTCTTGTTGCAGTAGATACAGCCTGAGCGGTGGTGCTGACACTGGTTTCAAGCCGCTTGAACTGGTTTATGTTATCGTCTAATGCGGACTCAATATCGCTAAGAATCCTGTTTACCTGACGCCCACCCTGTAATAGAGGCGCTACTTCGGCGCTTACTTCATAAACGATACTTCCAGCATTTTCTGCGCCTGCCATTATTATCTCCGGCTATAAAAAAACCCGCCGGAGCGGGTTGGTTATGGTTTATTTACCAAGCTATTTATGTAGCCTATAGCTTCTTCAGACTGTTGGCATTGCTGTTCAATTCCAACATTGCCATTCGGCTTCTTGCAGTTTTCATTAAGCTCAGTAACTTTGCTGACTGCAAACATGAGCTTCTGAACCGCTGTAATGCACTGCTCTTTTTTTGCGTTATCCTGACAAATTGCATTCTCAGAAGCTTGCAGCGTTGATCTCATATCGCTGTTTGCATGCGCAACAGACAATGAGCAACCTAGCACTAACAACAACATCGTATTTCTCATATCCCTATTCCCCATTGGTAAAAGTGGAAACATCCTACCCAGGAATAGCACAGGCGCAACGGCAAACGCTGATTTATTGATCTCAATCGACCGGGAACGGGAAAACCCGCCGGAGCGGGTTGAATATTGATCAGCCGAGAAATCGGCCGATTGGCGGACTTTTCCGCCGATTAAAAAATCTTGCGTAAATCCACGTCATAAACCGCCATCCAAGCGGCGCGAGGCCATGACTTAACAGTGCCAAAGCGCGGATCTTCGACTTCATGCGGTTCAGTGTCATTCTCCCTGCACCACTTGCGGAGCGGCTGCCATTTGAATTTCTGGCCGAGCTTCTTCTCTACCGGGATGATGGCGGCATAGTTTTTGCCTTCACCGATGCGTTCTGCCAGCTTGTTTTTGGCGCGAACAGCGGCGGAGGCTGTTGCCATCGCAGTAACTTCACGTTTCTCAGAGATCCAGCGTTTCTCTTTGACGGCGCGATCACGCTGCTCGGTTATAATCCTGTTCTCCTTTACCTGAGCAAGAAGATTTTCAAGTGCCTGCTCGTAATTCCGCGGCAATGCCTTGTTTTCTCGTGGTCGGAAGTACGCTTCCTCTAAAACTTCGTAATAGTCCCAAGCAAGGTCTGTTTCAAGCATCTTTGCATGCCGTGAAGCTCCGCGGTCAGTCCAAAGCACAACACTTCTAGCTCGCTTGCCAACTACCCCGATAATTTCGGGTCTGTTCTTCAGATCGCGCAATTCCGCCCCAACCACCTTGAAGTAATGCTTCCCTTCTTCAAAACGGCTTTTGTTGTTGAGAAAGTTATCGCTAATGTTTTTCTCAGTGGCGCCATACCCATTAGCAAGCAATTCAGTAGTAACAACCCGCTTACCACGGTACGTGATTTCTGGCACGTGAAGTGTAGTGAAAACAGGTCTAGCATTTGCTATAGTTGGTTTAGTCATATACGTTCCTAGGCGTTATTAGACTTCAGTGGACCGCCAGTCCTACCTGGCGGTTTTTCTTTTGCGCCATCCCATGCGCCCATCAGTGGATCATCCCCTTCTCTTTTGCTGCCTTCGCTAACCCGGAATTCAAACCGTAGGTAATAGAGGCAAGTACTTTAATGCGCTCATTCAAGCTGTTCGCCAACGGAGAGCCTACGAGGCTCAGTGAAGGCCTGATCTCTTCACACCAATGCTGATAAATGAACTCTGCATAATCGAGTGCCACCTTTGCATTGTGTGCATGCATCTCGAAATTGAATGCCGGGCTGACATTGCCATTCGCCAATTCACGATCCAGAACATCCAGCACCCAGCGTCGGAACTCTTTGGCAACTGGGGTTCGAGAAAACATACCCATCAGGTGGGCTCCGCGCAGAGAAAAAACGCGAGAATCCTGCACTCCACCGGGGGTGGTCACTTTAACCACCCCTGTCATATTTGCTGTAAATTCATCAGCATGCTTACGATAAAGGCGATGAATGGCCTTATCATCAGAGTAGCCGAGAGCCTCGCCTACCTGGGCAGCGGTCAGCCAAATCTGCCCTGCAACCTCCATGTAAGCGAAGTTGATATTCTGGAAAGTTAATTCGTTGTTATGTACAATATTCATGTCGATACTTCCGTCGCTGGATTTGTTCGATACCGAAGCCCTGACTGTTAGCGCAGCCGGGGCTTCAACGTTTTTATGCTTGAGCACTTTTCTCACCTGCCAATCCGTACACCTTTCTCAGCTGGTAAATAAGCTCTGTATTAAACTGACGACACTCATCGCCACCGTTCTTCTCGATAGCCTTACGTACGTCTTCAGGGAAGCGAACCTTGCGTTGGTACATGTCTTTTGCCTTTTCCATTAAACCCTCCAGTAAATGCCCCACCGTGAGGCTTGATGTAAGTGTCACACCGTGCGTCATTGCTGTCAACCCCACGGTGGGGCATAATTTACATATTGTGAATTTTTGTCGGCACGGTAATAAAATGAGCAGAGAAGATCCGCAGCTAAGAATTAGATTGCCCGTTGAATTAAAAGAAAAAATAGAGACTTCCGCTAAGGAAAATAACCGCTCTATGAACGCGGAGATAGTGCAAAGGCTAGAGAGAACCTATCTTGCCGATCTGCCGGAAGATGTGATTCTTTCAGCTCAGGATGTGATCAACATCGCAGCCGGTGCCAAGGAGGAACTCTCCAACATAATATTCAGGCGAACGTTTGCCGAAATTAATAAAAAGGCCAGGATGGGCCATAAAGGATTCTGCATTTCACTTGGGGATCTAGAGCTTGAAGAACTTAGCGAAGATGATTTCTATTACGTCTTTAACCGGACGTTCGAACGCCTCAGCGAGCTTGGATTCATCGTACCGAAAAAGTCATTAGATAATACTGGCTTCTTGGTGGAAGTCCCTGATTGATAACCCTTAAAAGTCCACCTGATCACCCTTAACAGCAACATCGCAAGGACGGGCTGCAATCACCGCTTCACTTTGTCCATGTCTGACTTCCAGTCTTCATCAGGAAGGTTGTAGAAAGATAGTTTTACCCGGCCGCTGAGCAGCACCGACATTGCTGCCTCAGTGAAAATATAAACCCCACGCAACCGCGTCGATAATTTTGTATAGGTTAAATCTATGGACAGACCACCTTTAAAAGTATCATTCCCGTCTGAAATTTCTGCAGCCTTCTGCGCCGTTCTTGTCGAAAATGACATTAGTTACACCTCAACTAAAAAAAGTAGTGGTTTTCGCCAGGATGGATATGGCCTTGTCGTCAACAGCGCCCAAGAGCTAAAAGAAATTGCAATTGCCCTTATCGAATCAAAAGCATTTTGGGGAACGGTTGGCACTGCCGTATGGGCTTTCGCCGGAAGACATAAACATAAAACTGTCTTCGTTGAAAAGGATGGTTTTAAGTTCAAAGCATCTGGCATGAGTCAGGAAGAGCTATCTAAAACCCTCGCAGGCGCTACCAAATTAATTATAACTGAGAGCAACAAAGACGATTGACGCAAAGCCCACTCTAGTGGGCTATTTCACCTTTGCCAGTCGTCGCTTACGTCGCGCAAAGTAGCCATCTGCTGCACTATCGTATTCTTCCCTGGTGTATCCCTTCTGTTCTGGGTATTTCGCAACAAGCAACATCTGGAACTCTGTCATGGTCAGCTGGCCGGCCTCTTCTTTACTGATGTTGAAGTGGTTACGCGCAGCTATGATGTAATCTGATGCTCTGAATTCATTGGTGGGCTCGTTCGATTCATGGCGCTGCAGCTTGCGTAACTTGGCCTGCCCGATAATTCCATGCATCATCAGGCTTTGAGCGATAATTACCATATCCTGAGGAGGCATGACCCCCTGCCTCCACACAAACCCACGCTTTCGACTTTTCCCTGGCTTCATCCATCCGATCAGGTTTCCAATATCATCATCGCAGCACGCGGACAGCACCGTATGCGCAGCCATGATAGCCTTGCGGCTCAGTATCCCGCTCCGTATGTAGCTGATTACGAATTCAGGAAGACGGTCATATTCGGAGTGAATGTAGGATGCAGCAGCCTTCTGAATGAGAGTAGCCACTTCATCGTTGCAGAGATCGTAAAACGTCTGAACGATGTGTACAGGATCGCCAATTCTGGACATCGCGAATAGTGACGGACGGAAAAAGTAGTCCTTATCACCGACACTAATAAGGCATTCTCCAAACTCTTTAACTGGTGTCATCTTTCCCCCATAAGCAAAATCAAGGGCAGATCGCTGCCCTTTGTTTTGCTTACACAGTGACAGTTACGGTGTGGGCTGCCGTGAATGCGCCATCATCAGTGGTGACAGTAATCACCGCGGTTCCCGCTGTGGCCCCGGAAGGGGCAGATACGGTTACGGTATTACCTGAGAAAGCCACCGTAGCGCGAGCTGGTACGGATGATGAGACAGTAAACACTTTATTGTCAGCATCTACTGGCGCAATGTTCACGGTGAACGTTGTGCTTGAACCAGCCGCAATAGAACTGCTGGTTGGTGTAACCGTCACGCCTGTTACCGCGATATCGCCGTCAGCTTCGGTGATCTGGAAAGTAGAACCATCTGCCAGCTTGAACTCAAAGCTGTAGGTGACAATTTCCTTAACGCCGCCACCATCACTGGCACCAGACGGCACCATGTAGCCGATGTGATAATAATCGCCCCAATGGAAACGCATCCACACGCCAGGCTGACGGCGGGCCCGAACCTCATCAACGATATACTTCACGAACTGCTGAACACCGAATTCGTCGGTGCGGTCCTTAACACGCACCTCGCCTTCAATCGAATAGGTTGGATCGAGGCTGGAGATCAGGTTTGAACTGAAACCGCCATTATCGGCATCAGACGTAAGGGCCTCAGGACTTAAATCCCACGTAGCCGAAGTTGGAAGGCCCATCAGCTTCCAGTCACCTTCCTCCGGCACCAAGTCAGCGCATCCGTACGCCAGTTCCAGCGTCTTCGCGCGACCAATTAGTTGTTCGTTATTGGAGCAGCCTTGCATCGTTGCTTACCTCACTTCTGATAATAAAAAAGGCCGCTCCGGGCGACCTTGTGTGATGTTGATTTTGAGCTATCCGCCAAACAGACAGGCAAATTGCAAGCGCCACACCATGCGCCCTTCGGTAGTCATTACAGGAGATGGTATGCCGCCAATATTTGAGATTTGCCCAAGGCAGCGATTTGTCATCGGGTTGGCTTTCACATAGTCGATGATGGCCTGAACGTCATCCTCAGCTTTTGATTTGTCGCCAAGAGACTTACCCGTGATAAGGTCAACAAGGACGTAATAATCAGCCGCCATGTCGCGGTCTATCGCCGTCCCTCCATTTGGGCGGAACACAATGAACCGATCGGCAAGTTTCCCGGAATCAGACCACAAAAGAGACTGAACGATGTAGCCTGTAGTAAGTCCGGCATCAACGATAACGTTGCGAAAACGCTTATACATCGGAGGGGTCACAGGGATAACTCCTTCTTAATCACCGCATCGATCTGACTGCGCATATCCTCAAAACCTTTAGTCAGGAACTCTTTTCGTGCAGTCGACCGACGGAAAGTCTGCGGCACGCTTGGATCATGCACGTACACCGCGTAATTAGCCGAGTAACCCACTCTTCCAGTAACCCTCGTACCGTTGGCGTCCATCTCACGAAACTGGCTATTCAGCAGCGTGGAAGTGTCGATAGGCGTATAAAGCGCTGCTTGGGAGCTACCGATGATTAGCGCTGACTGGATGGCCCTGACAACCTTTCGCCCCTGCACGTCATTGATTATCTTGTCGAGGTTGGCTTTCGCCTGAGTGATGCCTCTTACTTTCCCGGCCATATCAGACTCCAGTCAAAACTGCATAATCGTCCGCCACTCGTTCGAACGTGTCGGCGTAGCGGATAACCTGCCGAACCTCGTCAGCGCCAGCGGCAACCGGATCGGCGTCGGTAGATTCACCAATCAGCAGGTAATCACCAGCGTCGGCCAGCGCGTACTCCGTCCAGACGGTGTTCTTCACGACAATTTCAGTGCCCAGGTTACCAATGCGCTTAGACAGCCCACCCTCATAATCGACCATGATGACTACCGGCGCGTCATAGCCGTTTATGGGATCGCCGTTCTCGTCCCTGCCGCCTGCGCCCTTGCGCCAGATGGTGGCTTTTGCGGTGTAGGACCAGTTTGCAACGCTACTCATAGTGTAAAGACCTCAACCCTCTCAGTGATTATAAAATCAGCAAGAGGCTGCATCTCTCCTGACTGGCTGGCGAGGCGCTTAGCATCAGCCTGTTTGAGAAAATCAATTTTGGCTTGCTCGTAGCTGTCCGCATGGCGACCAATGAACTTAACGCCCGTGTCGTTTATCCAGATGAACAGCGACCAGTTGTCTTCGCATTTAAACGCATGCACTTCATATCGTTCAGCCATCTTTCCACCTCAAAACCTTCGCGCCAGTCGCCCGGATGCGTTCACAGGTAATGAACCACTCCCCGTCCGATTTAACGTAGCCGGTAGTCTCACGCCCGGTATCGGTCAGCACCCAGACACGAGTGAATGAACGCGGCAGCCGGACGCTTACAGATGTCCAGGTCATCCGCAGCCCCCGACGACCATGAACATGCCGACGCTGTTTCCGGCGCTAATCGGCAGCTCCCCGGTGCATCCGCTGGTATCGAGGCGGCCCAGTGAATCGCGCAGCCAGGTGATGCTGTCCTCGCCGTAATCAAACGAGCGTGACGCGCCAGAAGGAGCGCCCTGCGATTTGATGCGACGAGCACCGGATGATGTGGCCATTAGAGCCGCCGCGTACATCAGGATGAGTTTTGATGTGCAATCGTCATAGCCAGCACCTTCAAGGCATGGAATGATTTTATTCACCAGGCAGAGGATCGGAGTAAGCAAAGCGTCAGGGATGGCATACCCCAATTCGGAGAGTAAGCCTTTCACGTCGTCAGCCGTAACTGGGGTCGCCATTGTTATTTCACCTTCTTCTTCAGTTCTTCCAGCGCAGCTTCTGCATCATCCGCGCGTTTCTTTACTGCTGACAGCGCGGCGGCGTGAGCGTTGTCTTTCGCTTCGGCGTCGGCGGTCAGCTTTCCGTTCTGCTCCAGCGCGTCGGAGAGTTGCTTTTGCAGGCCAGACAGGTCTGCTGATTTAGCGGAAGGAGTAGCAACTTCAAAGGTGAGCTTTTCGCCCTTCTTCTCGCTGGTTTTTTCCGCTTTGCCCTGCTCAACCCACTTCTCAGCGATCGCGTCATCAACGTCATATACCTGACCGGCTTCCAGCTTCTGGAAACCGGCACCGGCAAAGAGGTTTGAAGCTAATACCTTTACGAGTGCCATATTTTTTCCTTAGCTCGAAGCGTGAATGACGGAGTACTTGTTGTTGATGTCCTGCTTAACCATCAGGCCCATCGCACCCCATGTACGCCAGATGTAATCGCTGTTGTAGAACGGACGAGGGTCAGCAACTGTGCCAATAGCCTGACCGACGATCGGAGCGATGATGCCGGCGGTCAGCGGAACAATCAGGATTTCGTTACCTGACAAGCCCGCATCTTCTTTAATTGCCGCGATGCCAGAAAGTTTCAGGAGCTCTTCCAGAACTGTGCGGGTCGCGTTCACGTCGAAGTAGCGCTCAAGATTCGACATAACCTCTGCCGATACATACCACGTCTGCGGTGCGTACTGACTGTTGGTCACGCGGACCACATCACGCAGGGTGATAGCATTGGTGCGCAGTGCTACCGGATCGGTGCTGGTTGCGAAGTTAAAGGTCAGATTTACCTGAGCAACGCGCTCGTCAGCCTTCAGACCTTTCCAGGTCAGGCCGTCAAACTTCACATAGTTACCTTCTGAATCGCGGAAGCCGTTGAACATGTAGTCAACGTACTGACGCTGCACATCCTCAACAGACCCACGCTGCGCATCAGCCTGAGACTGGAGTGCTGACGGGCTGTTGAAGATTGGGTCACGCCAGGTGAACTTGAAGCCTGAGTCGTGAACCGGGACCATGGTGCCGTCGAAGGTATAGCTCTTCGCATCAAGCGCCGCGCCAATCTGACCTGACATGGACGTGTGAGCCCAGCCACGGCCACCGGTGCGGGCGTAATCGTAACGAGACTGCTCGATACGCACTGAACGAGACAGCGGCATCAGGTCATTCAACAGTGTGAACTGAGTGGTTGGCTCAAACTGAGCCAGAACGGTGGTATCGAAAGCGCGATACAGGCGGCGGATATCGTCAACAGCATTGACGGCATCGAGCCGGCCAGCATCTTCACGAATGCCACGCACGCGACCGAGGAAATCAGCAGCAGCCTGAGCACCCGCATTACGCGCCATTTGTAGTTCGGCGAACTGAGACTGGTTAACCTCAAGGTTGCCAGTGCGCTCGCCCATAGAACGGGAAAATACAAACATTCAGGTGCTCCTTACTTGATCACAACGCGCAGCAGGTCACCTGCAGCAACGGTATAAGATTTGTCTTCTTCGACATAACAACGTACTGACTCGTCACCGGCGTGGGCCTTGACCTGACCATTTGCAATTGAAAGCGGCTGGCCTTTTTTGTAGGTGCCGGCCGCCGCGCGGACGTTCAGGAACATGCCCTGCATTGGCTGGATACCCTCGACCAGCTCGCCAGCCGGAATGCTGTCATCAACAGTCAGGCAGCGCAGATAGTCGTAGTTAGCGACATACAGAATCGCTTGCTCATTGCCATCTACAGATGCAGTGAACTTGCCCGCAGCAAAGAAACCGACTGTACCAGGCTTTGTTTCTGCTGCTGCCGCGCCTTCACGATTCAGAAGCGGATTAGGGAATACGCCACCGGCGTGAATTACATGCTTTCCATCTTTAGCCATTTTTTACTCCGGCATTTCGCTGACTGACTGGTTATTGGTAGCCTGGCGGAATGCACCATTCAGGCCGGTTGAGGTCTGGCACTGAGCAAACAGCTCTTTCAGCGGCTCGCCGTCGAGAGCGTTTACCGCGACATCGGTCATGCCAAACTTGGCTTTCACCGCCGCACGCATGTTGCTTTTCTCGCCTTCAGCGTTGGCGTTGATCTGGCTATTCAGCGCAGTAACCTTCTCAGTAAGCACCTTGGCCCAGGCAGGCATCTCTTCGCTGTTGGCAGTCGGCTCTTTCTTTTTCGACTTGCCAGCATCATCGACGTCATCGGCACCGTCTTTTTTGTCGTCAGAAGCAGACTTCTTCATCTGCTCGTTATAGGCATCCCAGACTTGATCGTCGGTCAGCCCCTCGGTTGTTACGCCTGCGGCATTGAGCGCAGCGATCATCTTCTGTTTCATCGGGTTTTGTTCTCCGTTGGTTTTGACTTCGTACTCAGTGGGTTTGCGCACGACTTCGATGGGCTCACCGACCAGCGTTACCGCGTTATCATCGATGAGGTATTTCTGCTGGAAGAGTTTCGAGCCCTCTTCGTAGATGAATTTGTCCGGCCAGACGGTCACCACATAGCGATAAACGTCACTGCCCGACGGCGCGCGGATAGTCTCGCGCAGCATCTGGTAGATTTCGTCGAATGAGGCGTCGGAGTTGTGGGCGAAGAAGAACTTCACCTTGTTCAGCAGGCCGTCTTTGAGACTGTTCGCCGCGTCGATGAGGCTGGCGGTTTCGACCTCGCCCTCCTGCCCGTCAGCGTTCACGAACATGCCGACGCCATCCTCCGGCGTACCAGCACCCGGCTCGTCCAGCAGGATGGCGATGTGGTCGAACTGCATGTTGTGCGCGACCCAGGAGTGTTTCTTCCCCTTCGACTCGCCCGCCTTCTGCTCTTTGTTCAGCAGCAGACCGGTGGAGACGTGGATCGGTTCGGCGTTATTGCCAGTGATCATGTCATCCAGGCGCTGAATAAGACGCTTACCGTCAGGCTTGGTATCCGCCACCGCCTTGTTGACGTAAACGTCCATCACGACTTTGTCGTTGGCCTTGCTGACGTTCTGGGCCCACGCCCCGGCGTAGTAATCGTTAACCGCCTGCGGGTCGTTGGCGCTGACGTATTTGCCGCCAACCATCGGATGTCCGAGCGGCATTAACTTGCGCTCCATCGTCTGGTAGCTGTTGTTAATCTCCTCAGCCGGATAGAGCCCACCGTTCATTACGATGTCATCGACGATCGGAACCGCACCACGAATGACGTAGTGTTCCTGACCGTTGATGGTTGTCGTTGAGATGTTGGAGGCGTTGATGGCCAAGGATTTCACGTGGATGCTGGATAGCTTCACGTTGCGTCCTCATTGGTGGATTTCGGGCAATAAAAAAGGCCGCCGAAGCGACCTTTGGAATTATTTTTTGTAGCTAACCAGCTCTATACCTTCTTTGGGGTGTCGCTTTTTCAATTCAGCCAACAGTGCTGATTCGGTATCGCCGTTTACAGTCAGAAAAGCAATGTGCGCACGGTTCTTAGCTTTCGTAAGAGGCGGAATCCTGTCGTAGCGAACATCTTTGAACTTTGTTTGCATGTCATCTCTCCATTTAATTGAGGAATCTCAATTAGTAACGGCAAATATGACAATTTCTTTATTTATTTTGATTCCATGCCTTCCGCTCTTTCGCCAGCTTATCTGCCAGCCCTTCGTTGAATATGCTGCCGTCGTCGTTAAGCAGCACCGGAATCTGGGAGCAATAGCAATTATATCTGTTACCGTTCTCTGCGTAGAAGTCGCGCACCTCTTCGGTGGCGTAGACCCTGCCATGACGGCTGGCGTGCCAGCTGCGCGTCGTTGGCTTGAGCGCTGACAGCCACAGCAGGCCGGTATTAAGGCCCAGGCGGTCAGCGGCCCAGTCCGTTTCGTTCCACTGCGCCTGTCGCAGCGCGCCGACCTGTTCGGTCTGGGCAATGGCCTTAGCCCGGCTCATCGACACATCGAGGCGCTTGCTGATGACGCTGGCGGTCTCACGCGGATTCACGCCCCGCGCTACCGCATCGGTGATGATGCCCGTCAGGTCCGTGCGGGCGGCGTCACTGATGCCTTTCCAGTCGCTGAACGTCGTCAGCCTGGCGGAGGTAATCTGGTTTTGATAACCGGGGCTGCTTAACAGTTGCTGGAGCGACGTCTGGCTGGCGTAGACCTGCGACTGCTGCGAGAGGTTATTGAAGGCCTCCAGCGTGCCGCGCTGCGCCTCAGCGACGACGTAATCCATGGCCCACTGATTCTGTTCGCCGCCCTCCAGCAGGTAATCATCCAGAATGCCCTGCACCGCTTCGAGCAGCTCCGCCAGTTCCTGCGGTGTCATGTCGTAGATGAACTTCCCGGAATTGACCTGGTAAAGCCGCTGATCGTCGCCGTTGTCGTGACACAAGAAGTGCCAGCTGTGGCTGTTAACCTCTCGCTCTCGCCCGGTCAGGCGCTGGTCGAACAAGGCTTTCAGGGCTGACTTAATCGCGTAATACCGGCCCTCGATATCGCGCTCCATCCTGCTGACTGGCTTGCGCGACATCGTGGGGTCAACCTTCGACCGTGGTATTACCGGACTCTTCGGTTTCTGATTCTGGGTCGGCCAGTGGGTCAGGCTTTGGCTTATTGCCATCTGGCGGTACCTCGTCATCAAGTTCTGGCAGGGCTTGCAGCTCGCCTGCTGCGCGTATCTCGTTCTCGGTGATAGCTGAACGGCCAAACGCGTTCGTCGATTTAACGGCGACGTCAGCCAGCTTATCCATGTTGGCAATCTTCTCTGCATGGCTCGGCGCCAAAAGATCAGACCAGCCTACGGTGACTTCCTCCCCCCTGGCCGGAGGGATAAAGCCAAGTGCCCAGAAGCGGGTGACGACCTCAATGATGACGTCAGTCAGGAATCCGTTACGTCGACTCATACGGGTTTTAGCCCAGGACTTTGCATCTTCCGTGCTGGCCCGTTCGCCGGTCTGCATGCCCACCAGCTCTTTCACCGGGATCGGCACAGTAGCGCAGAACTCATTGAGAGCTGTTCGCCAGGTTGGCTCAGGGTCCGCAACGGCAACTGAAAGTACGCTGGTATCGCCCTCCTGCATGATGACGGCGCTGTCTGTGCTGTCATTTAGGCGGCGAACCTGGTCATCCATCCCTTCGGAGAGTTGGGCCTCGCTAACGCCAAGCGCCCTTGCCAGCTGCGAAAAGCTTGTCTTGGCGCTGAAGTTAAAGTTGAGCTGCCGGCTGGCGTTCTTCAGGAACCCCTCAGCAGCACCACCAGACACCTTTTCGAGGTCCAGCAGCTTGTTGAAGCCCTCTTCCAGCAGCGACTCGCCGGAATCAAGCCGCCCGTCATCCGAGCCCTCAGCCAGAATAATGACGCGATCAGGATGAACGTTGATGATGCGCCCGGGCTGACCGCTGCGCTGCTGCTGAACTGGTATCTCTGTAAACGAGTACATAGTGACAGCGCCGTAATCCTCGCTGTTCTGGTCCTCGTTATAACTGACCGGGTCGAGCTGGGCCTCCCAGACCGGAATGAGCCGGACGAGCGCCCTTTCCTGCAGTCTGCCGACCATCGCCTTATCGACAGGATCCCACCATGGCTTACTGTCTTTAACCTGGATGAGCAGCGCTGAATAGCGACCCACGAGGTTACGTTTGTCAGCGCCCTTAATTTGCTTCCAGCAGCGCTTAAGCAGCTTGTTGACCCGCTTATCCCAGGCTGTCTGCCGGGTGGCGTCCTTAGTCTGGTCGCCTTCGTAAACTTCCGGGTAGTCCTCCCAACATCCATCGACCATGCGCGTCACTGCGGCGCCAGCGATGGCATTGCGGCGGTACGCCCGGTAGAAGTCATCGAAGCAGAGATCCTGCGGATACCCAAACTCCTGATACAGGCGTTTACGCTTGGTATTACTGGTGCCATTGAACAGTGCGTTGACGTAACGCATCCGCTCGCGGTCGATGCTGGCGTTCGTGGCGAGTTGTTTATTTTCGCTTTCGTTCACGGTTTCCTCCGTCAGCGCGAGCGCACCAACATGCCGGTTGATTGTGGTTCTGATAATTCGGTGAGCGCATATACTGCGGCGTCGAGACGGTCAGGTGATTTCTTCGCAGTTGATGGCACGTACTCCATGAACTGGTTTTCGACCTCGTAGAGGCTGCCCCGGTGAGCGACCCAGCCCTGCGCATAAAGCGCGGAGATGGGTTCTGCACGCGCGTATTTACCCTTACTGGCGTGCACGCGAATGATGCGGCCGCCGAACCCGGCATTGCGCAGCGTGTCCTCCGCCATATCGCCGCCCTGGTTGGTTTCGATGACGATCGCATCAGCTTCGTGCTGCTCATAGGCTTCAATGGCTTTGGTAGCCCAGCCATTGGGTGAATACTTCCCGCTGTAATCCGCATCGAGGCTGTATTGCCGCTCATCGCCGGTACCGTAAACGCTGGCGACGGCAATGCCTGATTCGTCACTCTCTTCGCTGTTGGTTGCCTGCGGGTCGATTGCCACGACCGTACGGGCCAGTTCCTGGGTGATCCGCATCGCGTGTGCGGCGCTGATCATCTCCTCGTTCCACAGCGCCCCTTCCGCATTAAAGCGTTTCGGGTTCTGCATGTACTGAGCTTCAGCGGTGCGCCGGTGAGAGAAAAGTGATACGCGGTGTGACTCGTTGTGCTTAAACGGCCATAACCAGCCATCAGGCAGGCCGTGGTCAATCGGAATAGCGTGGCTGTTTTCAGGATACTGCGCAGCGTATGGCTGGCTATTGTCGATAATCACCGGCAGATTCAGGTGATGCCATTTCTCGCCACTCCCGCCCCGCAGCAGATAGCCGCTCAGGTCGTGGTAGTGGATCCGCTGCATGATGACAATCATCGGCGTCGTCTCGATCGCCAGTCGTGATTTGATTGTCTCGTTAAAGCGGTTGTTGACGCCGTCGCGGACGATCTCCGAGTAAGCGTCATCCGGCTTAACCGGGTCATCAATAATCAGCGCGCCCTGCCAGCCTGGTTCCATATGCCCGGCACGAAAGCCGGTAACCTGCCCCGCAGCTGATGACGCATAAACGCCGCCGCCGTGCTCAGTCCACCACATCGCCTTACTGTCAGCGTCATCGCGCAACGACATTGGCCACATCGACTGGTAGGCCTGCGACTTAATCATGCCGCGTGCGGTGGAAGAGTTCAGCAGCGCCAGGTTGTGCGAGTAGGACAGGTGCATGAAGCGAGCCCGGCAGTTCAGCGCCAGCCCGCGCCCCATCATGTTGATGGTCGCCAGTTCCGTCTTCGTGTACCCAGGCGGAACGTTTATGATCAGACGCGTAATCTCACCGTCAATAACGCGGTCCAGTGTCTGCTGAATCACCTTGTGGTGAGGCGCGACAATCATCTTGCCGCCGGTGCGCTGCTTGAAGAAGTAGCGCGCGTAATACAGGCCGTCCTCTTCACACTCTACCCGGCGGGCAAATGTCTTTTGCTCAGCAGTCGTCATCCTCCATCATCTCCTGCCGTGCTGACTTATATTCATCCTTGCTCATGGTGATCGTCTGGATAGCGCCACCATTGGGGCCGGAATGCTCGAACTTGTGCCTGTTGGTGTAAGCATCGCCGCACTCTTTGGCGGCCTGCTCGATAATCTCAGCGGTTAACGCGAGGTTCTTCATTCCCTCGGCACGCGTTGCCATGCGGTCGAGAACGCGCAGCCGGTACGCCTTGTTGGCGATCGGGATGTCGGAGATTTCACTCTGGAAGCGTTCGCGGGTGGCGTTGAACATATCCACCCATTTTTGCGCCAGTCCTTTGCCGTTTGCTTTCGTCGGATCGTGAGATTCGACCTGCTGACGGGGTATCGCCAGGCCAAATTCTTTTTTGACCGACTCAACCACTTGAGAGGGGGTATCAAAGCAGGCAAGAGACTGAACGATGAAGGCTTTGATCTCACCTTTCAGTGCCGCCATAAATCACCTGCATGTCATAATCAGTCATAAAGTTAAGCCAGTTTCAGCTTGCACGTTCCGCATGAACTGGCGATATCGAGGTGAGCAACTTCCGCTGGCGCATTGGCCGCGTCCACCAGCTCCTGCACTTCTTTGCTGGCACCATATCGGCGTACGACACCAACGAACTCTTCGACGTCGTGGCCGCGCAGTGTAAGCACTGGCTGCCCGGTCTCTTTGTTGAACTTCGGCGCGCCGAAATCATCGGTGGCCTGGGCGATGTGGTAAAGCTCATGCTCCACCAGCGCGCAGAATTCGAGGTCGCTGCATTGGGAGCAATAATCGGCTGCCAGCGTAATGATGTACTTAGGGACGCGCCCGAACCATTCATGCATCTGCTGTTCCATCCGGGCTTTCTGCCATCCACCGGCGCGGAGCATTACCTGTTCGGCCTGCCCGAGGACGTAGCGCCCTTTCTTCGCGAACGATTCGGAAGCCCACATGAAGCAAAGATCCGCATCAATCAGATGCGCATGGTCGGGGTTATGAAGGTTGCCGGCATCGCTGAGGATTTGGCGATTTACCCACTCATTCACTTCGCTGGCAGGGATCAGTCTGGTATAGGGATGCCAGTTCTCAGCGCTAATGAAGTTAACCGGTGGGTATGGCCTGCGCTCGTCATGTTCAGCCATTGGTTAACTCCGTTGTTTGTTACGCCATTACGATGGGTCTGCCCATGGTGATGGCAATAAAAAAGCCACTCGCATTTGCCAGTGGCTTTTTAACTTTGACTAAATCGCCGCTAAATCAATTTTGAGGAAGTGAATTAACTGCATTTACGATTGGTTCTAACGAGAAACCAGTCCCAATGCCAGGATTGGCATTAAGATTCATTATTTGATTAACCATTTGCAGTGAGCGACTGAACATATCTGCCATTTGTCCGAAGTTAACCCCCATGACTTCCACTGACATTTGCTGCGCTGCCTGCGCTAAATAGCCGCGAAGCTGGGCAACTTCATTAGAGAGTTGCTGCGCATCAGGCGGCAAAACATATCGACGCTGAGTAACAATGCCTATAGCCTCTCCTGTTTCCCGGTCAATAATGGGCCCGCCTGAGTTTCCACCATTAACCATTCCATCGAGAGCAAAACGCCCACTATCCAGAGGTGCGGAAATGATCCCTTCATTCGTAAGCAATTGAGGAATCCCGTGCGGATACCCGGCAAAGATTAACTTTTTGCCTCGTGTTGGATTAAATCCCGCGGATGGTTGAAGTACTGTTCTCCCGGCAGGAAGCGGGGATTGCAACCGCATAATCGCAAAGTCATTGTCACCATCGATGTGCAATATTTGAGCGCCAATATGCTCATTTGCTTCGGTTTGAAGGGAGACAGGTCCAATTTGACGCATTGCCTGTAAGTCACAACATGTGGCGACAACATGCAAATTGGTTACGGCCAGATCTTCTCGCATGAAGCTGAACCCACTACCACGAGAATCACCTGCAATGACCTGAAACGTTGCGTTGGCTAAAGTTTGATGCATCGATTTTCTCCGATACCGGTGAGTGAAAATTCATAATGAATTCATCCACCAGCTTAATTGATGAGATACATCAATTAACACGCAAAATATTCAACGCATCAATCAGCTCGTCTTATTTTTGAACTGAGCGCAATTTGAGCACCAATGCACATGAGTCATCGGTGGTTTCGCTTTTGATGACCACCAGCTCAAGAACCTCACCCTCTTGCGGGATTGCATTACCCACGAACAGGTTTTTTACCTCGTTGATTGAGTTGGCAACCGAGATAAATCCATGGTCTTCTTTTTTCATATGAAAGCACCTCGCTTTATTGTTTCTGTTTCACTCAGGCCGCGTTTGTAAGGCCCGGTATTCACTCGGTTGGCAGTTCTCCTGCCACGCTTTGTTATGAGACAGGATGTCTTTCTTCGTCTGCTTGTCCAGTACATCCCAATCATCGGCCGTACCGTAGATTGGCTTTACCCAGTCGCATCCGGTGTCGATGAGTTCAACCTTTGCGGGTCCAGTTTGCGCGCAGCTCACGATCGACATCATCATCAGGCATATGGCTAACCGTCTGCTGAACATTGCTGGCCTCCTTGGTTACTTCAACGCGTCGTTCTGCAGCTGCTTTGGTGGCTGCGGCGTTCTCGTCGGTACGTTTCTTTTCTGACTCTGCTTCGGCCTTTTCTCGCCCACGAATACCGCCAATACCAAATGCGGCCAGTACCAGCGCGATGGCGAGCCCGATTCCTGCCAGGATGGCTTTCAGTTTGGTCATAAGCTCACGCGCTCCCGTACCCAGCCATAGACGAATGACTCGTTAGACGCGCGCTGCTCTGCCAGTTCGAGATATCGCTGACCCTGGCTGCAGTTGATGGCTCGGAGCAATACGTTCTCCCCCTCACTGCCGCGTTTCGCCAGGAAGGATTTCAGCGCGCTGATGCTGCGGGGGCCAACCTGACCGTCGGCGATCAGATCGGGATAGAACTGCTGCTGGTTGTTGAATACGTTCAGCCAGCGCTGGAACCATTTCACCTGTACCGATGGCCCCATGTTCACACCGGTATCGCAGAGTTCGGCGGCGATAACTGGGGATACAGCTGCGACCTGGTCGAATCGTGGGCCGTACCAGTAATCAGCCTCGAGGATTTCCAGGGCCTGCTCTCGGGTCAGGTTGCGCATATCACCGGAATAACCATGGGCACGGGCCGTCGCCTGAGTGATACCCCAGTTCGTCGGGCCGCCTTTGTCATCCGGGTGATTCACGTAACCGCCCTCTTTGCCGAGGATGGCGTTGAAGATGTCGTCTTTGGTCATTGCCCGGCCTTCTGGAATACTTTGGCGAGATTGCCTCGGGAGCGCCACACGGCGATGCAGATAGCGATGTTCAGCATCAGCTCGCCAGGGTCAACCTGCAGGTACTTGCCGTAGAGAATGCGGAATGCCGTAAAGCCGGCGGCGAGGATCATCATGTACGCCATCCATGCCACAGCAGGACGGTGTCGCTTTCCGCTCTTACTGAAGAACATCAGCCGGAAGGCGATCAGCGCGCAGATAATGGCGTTTACATCAAGAACGATGGCTTGCCATGTCATTTACCTTCCTCCTCCAGTCCCGGCATTTTCCCCCGTTTTGATTTGGCGAGGATGCGTAACAGGACTGCGACAGAGATGGAAGCGGAAACCAGCGCGCCAATATTCGGGGATACCTCGATACTCACCGGTGGCTGCAACAGGCCAAGGGCGGTGTTAATCACCCCGGCCAGTATCTTCGCCATCGGCACCGAGAAGAAAACCCCGCCGACAAAGCTGATGACGGCGAACAGGAACTGCTTCCAGAGTTGGTGTGGATCGGATGTCAGAACGTACATTGCTGCACCAGCCAGCGCGCACAGCATTACGCCGGGCGTTGCCTCGGGGAACAGAGATGCGAACGTCACTCCGATTGTTGCGGACGTTACACCGCCAGCAATGGTTAGAGGTTCAGACATAGGTGGTCCATGTGTAGAGAAGGCCGTCAGACACGAGGGCTACGTGGCATCTGAGGGTGATTGTCTGCGGCCTGAATAAAAAACCCGGCGGTACCCGGGAAGATGGGAGATACATTGAGCTTTCGCTCTTATGGTCCTGGGTAGGATATTTGGGCAATAAAAAAGCCACCGGAGTTAACCAGTGGCTTTGTGTTTACATGCGGTTCTATGGCTGAGCCTCCGACTTGACGCATCCCAAGTCCTCATAACGGCTTATCTCAGCTAGCCTACACGTCTTTCCGTAGTGTCAGCAAACCTCTCAGCCTGCGATGGTTGGAGTCGTCACGCAATCACGTGGCTAGACCAACTAGACGGAATCGATGGTAAGAGCCGCCTCTTTTATCTCACCACCCCGCTCTTTCGCCTTTGACGTCCGAGCATATACTGAATTATGCACTTTCATTTCGCCAAATCAACACTTTCAGATAAATATTTTCTAATTAAGCGGCCTGAAGTTCGTTTTCTTTCTCCATCTCGCGCTGTAATGCATAAAAGAGTTCTGATTCGAAAACCTTTTCACACCACACGACCCGGCGTCGGCACTGCTGCACATCCACGCCGGTTACTCTGCTCATTGCCTGAGCGATATGTTGAGTGCAGTTGCGCTCACAATAACGTTTAATTGCATAATCGCGGACTGGGCTTTCCCGGTGAAACAGCTTAACCATCACTTTTTCTACGAACGCGGCATCATCTGATTCTTTGGCGAGAGCGATGATGTTGCTGGCTGATGACTGAGGGATGACCAGTTCGCGAGCTTTTTTATAAAGCGCCTCACCTCTCAGCGCTCCTCCTTCATCGCTATAAAGCCAGTTGACCATCCTCTCGATGTGCCCACCCATATCAGGACTCCATTGGCTGCGGATCATCAAACGACCAATGACGTTAATGGCACCGGCAGGAGAATCATCACCGCGGTTAATCCGGCCCCACACAGTCAGCATGTACTGCACCCATGCCCGTTGCTTTGGGGTTATGGTCTTTTTGGGATGCTTCCAGACACGGCGGAAGTGAGCGTCATCGACAAAGTTGACCATGGAGTAAATTGGTGTGAGCTTTCTCATGCTGCTTCCTTATGAGGTTGTTTGGTCTGGCTGTGCTTTGCTACTGGCGTCATCTTGGCGCGCATGACGCTTTCGGCCTGGTATCGGGCTATCTGGTCGCGGGTCATGCTGCCTCCTGCTGTTTGATGGCGCGAAGCTTTGCCCTGGCATCGGCGCGGATGCCGTCCAGTTCTTCGCGGGTGTAACGGTGGGTTTCGTTGTTGGATTCGATCGCCTGTACTTTTTCTTCGCCGATCAGCTCAACCAGCGCAGCTCTGTAGGCCTCGATATTTCCTGACTTATGAACGTTACAGGCTGAGCACTGCAGCCAGATATTGTCCGTGTTAAAGCGGAGCTGCGGGGCGGCGGCTGTGGTGCGGTAGTGGCCGGCATGCCACGCAAAGGCGGTCTTTGTTCCGCATGAGATGCAGCCATACCCGGCAGCCAACAGCATAGTGCGCCGCCAGTCGTTGACAGCGCGCTGGGTCATCTGCAACCAGTGGCTGAGTGGCTTAACTGCCCGGCGGCGTTCTGCGTGGCTCCGGCGTGACTCCTGCTCTTTCCGGCGCTCATCCTTGATTCGCTTGGCCGCCTCTTTCACCTTCTGCTTTGCTCGAAGATCCAGCGCGTAGATAGCGCCGTGAGCCGGGCAGCACCAACGGATGTTGTCGTATTGCGGAATGAACCACTCGTTGCATACCTTGCACTTGCGGCGGGCTGGCTTACGCATCATGCGACCCTCCCGAAATAATCGCCTGAGTAGCGAACCTCACGGAGTTGCACGCCGTTCTGCACGGCAAATGCCTGGCTGTATTCGATGAGACTGGCCATGCGACGGATGCCCATCTTCGCGGTGCTTTCCCGGATGGCGCAGAACTCCCCTTCCAGGCCAGGCACAACTTCACCCGGCTTTCCAGTAGCAATGGCATGGCCCGATACATACAGGACTTTCCATGAAGCGAGGCCACGTGACTTGCCAGCCCATTGCAATTGCTTCGCTGTATCGCCGCAGAGAGCGTGGAAGAGGTCGTTTTGGGCGAGAGTGCGGTCAGCCTCAGAAAACTTCACCACGAGCGGCATAGCGTCGTTAACGGGCAGCTTCCTGATGTAGTCGATGAGGTTATTGCGAACGCGTTCGTCGCGGAGGTAGAAAACAGGCTGCTTCATACGCCACCTCCGAGAGATAACGCAGAATGCAGAAAATCGCCGGTGCATTTCTGCATCGGTGACAGGTGAAGATATTCAGATTGTGGTCGCATATAACGTCCCCATTATATGCGCAGGGGACACCGGGTGTTCAGGCCGGTGCGTTGTTATTATCGCTCACTGATATTGAATTATCAACGCGAGAAAAAGGCCTCCGAAGAGGCCCTTACTTCTATGTCCGCCGCATGAATTTTGTTACCGGGTTATTCCATGCGTCGATATCCTCCTGAATGACTTTACCAGACCCTTTGCATAGCCCACATTTATCGATCCCGTGAAAGCATTCAGGGCATCTGACAAACGGGCCAAACTGTCTTTTCCATGAAATTAGCCTGGCGCGGGCGGCAATGACGTTGAGGCTATCCATCACCTCACCTCCCTATCGATAACATCGCGGATTGCTTTAAGGCAGCGTTTGCATGGCACCTGTGAACCGCCCTGCTCAATGCAAAGTACCGCATGCTGTGCATCAAGAAACAGCCATTCGAATGCCCCAGGCTGATGACCGCACCAGGTTTCAATCTGATGCAGGGGAAGCTTGACGCCGTCGCGGTGGTCGTATTTGATGATGTGCTTAGGCATCACTTCACCTCCTTTCCGCAACGTTTGCAGTAAAGGCCGTGATAGGTTTCATCCCGATGAGCATCCAGCGTTCTGCTGACAAATGATTGCGGACCCTCTAATCGTGGCTGGCATTTGATTGCGCTCTTGGTGATGACCGGTTTAAGTGAGTGCCCGAACAACCTACCGAAAATACCCAGGCATTTATCCATTATCTACCTCCTGCTGCGGTGCTGCTGGCCATATCACCGGCATTGGCGCGTCACTGAGCCGATCACATTGCTGTTGAAGAGCGTTGATAATCGCCTGCAGAGCATACTTCTCGACGATTGCCCCGCGTTCGAGTTCTGGCGTCGTTCCTCGCTCAAAGTTGAACAAATGAATTGAGATGGCTAACTCTCCGTCATCCCTAGTCAGGCCATTGGCACCAAACTCACCAAAGCGCTTAATCTCGTAAGCTGGCAATTCGGCTTTACCCTGAAGCATGGCGGAGCGGCAGGCCTCATCCCAGATGTACCGCGCTTTCTCGCGTAAATCTGAATCGCAAAGCTCAAGCTGTAGATCGCATTTTCGCGACCATTCATCGAATGTCATCACCACCGCTGGCTGCGGTAACTGTGGTGCTGCGTAGAGTGGGATGCAATTAGCTTTCTGCCCATCGTCGATGTCATCAGGCAGGCTCACCTGTTCAATTTCTCTTTCTCCGCCTGGGAAGTAATAAGCCACCGGCTCCTGCTTCAGCCCTGCAAGAAGTGGCATAACACGCGCCAGCAATTGTGACTGCATTTCTTCTGGCGTTTCTGGCTCGCCAGGATGCCCAAAACCGGCAAAGAAATCACCAATCTCCGATTCGATTAATTTTGCGATTTCCATCATTTCAATCCCTCCAGCAGTGGCAGGCGGTAGAGCGGGGTTGCATTTTTGATATATTCATCAAGCTTAGGGTTTTGGTAATGCAGTAAACTGTAACTGCCGACCACATACGCCTCAGGCTCAGCCGTCAGCGCTGCCAGTGCGATTTCAAACAGTTCAACGTCACGCGCGATGCCGTCATAGTCAGGGTTGATTTCCAGCATCTCCCTGTGCTTGCGAATCATAATCATCGCCCGCGAAATCAACTGCTCTTTGGTTAATTTGGTCATGGGTTAGTCCTCAACCTTTCCCGTATCACGCCACTGCTTTAACACCTCGATTAGATTTCTTGCCTGCACCCAATCTATCTCTATCGGCTCTATACATTTTGAGTTATCAATTGATAATGTTTTTGTGTTATCTGAATTAATATCCAGATAGTCACCGCTCTTTGTGCGTTCAATTCTCATGTCCCTACTCCCCCACCTTAGTGATGATTCCAGCGGCTCGAATAGCTGAGTCAACTATGTAGGCAGGCCAGCAGTGGATAAACTCTCCGCTAACGTACTTAACCACTGGTGGGTTTGGCATTTTCACCTCCCGCGCCTCCAGCTCAGCGATGCGCTTCTCTGCGGCTTCTGTTTTTCTCCTTAGCGCCTCGCTACAACCCTCAGCTTTTCGGATTGCTAACTCCAAGTGTTTATTCAGCGCTTCTGCGGCTTCCAGCTCATCCAGCAGCGCCAGCACGGTGGCGGGGTTGGCTGCGGCGATAAAATTGGCGTCCGCCCTGTGAAGTGCAAGGCCATAGTCGCTAGCCAGTTGCTCTTCATTCCACCAGGTTTCTCCTTCCTCTGAGATGGCCTTCCCCGCCGCTTCACGCAGCGCCTGTTTGTTGATGTTGCTCATTGGGCCTCCTGGCTGGAATTGGTTCGATTCGCTCTGCATACCAGCGCCCAAAAATTCATATCGCAAATCATTGCAACGCGCATTTCCGCCGTCAGGCGATAACCGAGCTTATTTGACTTGCCTACTGACCGGCGACGCTTGCGCATCAACTTGCGGACGTGCGCCGCGTTAACCTCAACCTGACGATGCCTTGAGGCATAAACACCCTTAGGTGGAATCTTCCGCGCCTGTTTCTGATACGTCGTTAAAAGGTCATGTACGTCTGATGATTTAGCTTTGCTCATACTTCTGCTCTCCCGCCCCTGACTGATGCCAGGCACTGATTGAATAGGTTGTTAAGAGGGGTGGCTGTGTCACGGTTGGGCTGCTTTGGGATTCTCTTCGGCGCAGCTGCCGGCCGGTCTTCCGGACGAACAACGAAGTAGCGGTATCGCTTCTCGAAGCCCTCACGACGCAAAGTTTTAATCCTCGTGAGTTCACATAACGCCGAAGCTATCGCCCCCTTCTGGATGGATGTGTCGCGCCGGATATCAGACATGTAGCAGCCGGGGTGTTTGATTATGTACTGGATGATTTCGGCGTATTGGCTGGAGTGTTTCATGCAGCCTCCCCGCGCAGTTCGCGCAAGTTATCCTCGGTCAGGGTCATGTTGCCGACTTCACGGCTCAGCGCCTTCTCCATCCGGTCTACGCAGCCACGGATGCGGGTCATCTGCGTTTCAGGAAACTGGCTGCGGGACATCTCGATCAGCGTGTTGTAGAGGTTGCGGTTCTTCGCCTGGCGAGCCTTCACCTTTGCGCAGGCCCGGAGTGATTCGCCAATCTTGCGACCGTCAGCCCGGGCAGTGGCACGGCATAACTCCAGTGTCAGGAGGGTTTCAGGGAACTCGGCGTATTGTGAGTTCATGATGATTTGCATTGCGGTGTTCATACGTCAGCCCCTCTGTGATGGCGCCCGGTTGATGGTTTGCTGGTTGAGATGCGTCGAACTTCGTCCTGATCGCATGGCAGGAAGTGACCGTTAACGAATCGCTGGTAAACAGTCCCCAGGGTTCCGAAGCGGTTTTTGGTGACGATGACCTCGGCATATGGTGCTGCCGGGGAATGCTCGTCGTACACCGCCTCGCGGTAGAGCATGATGATGCTGTCGGCGTCCTGCTCAATGCTGCCGGAGTCGCGCAGGTCGGCGTTGGTTGGGCGCTTGTTTGGGCGCTTCTCAACGTCACGCGATAGCTGGCTCAGAGAGATGACCGGGCATTTTAAATCCTTCGCCATCGCTTTCAGGCTGCCGGAGATATGGGCTATCGCCAGGTCGTTACGGTCGGCTTTCGGCTTGGATATCAGGCCGAGGTAGTCAACCAGGATCAGAGACAGCGCCGGATGCTCCTGCTTGTGCCGTTCGGCGATACTGCGGATCTCCTCCACCGTCAGTTTCGACGCATCGACCATCCATACATCGAGGTCTTTCAGGTGGCAGATGGCGTTGTAAACCCGCGCCCAGCCTTCGTCATCCATGTTTGCCGGGTTACGCAGAACGCTGACGGACATATTTTCGCGCCCGGCAATGCTTCGCTCTGCGAGTTGCAGGTTGCTCATCTCCATGCTGAAAATCAGCACACCGCGCAGGTTGTCAGTACCAGGCATCGGGCGGCTTGCCACGCCTTCGGCAATCTTAAGCGCCAGTTCCGTCTTACCCATGCCAGGGCGAGCCGCGATAATCACCAGATCTTCCGCGTTCATGCCGCCAGTAATGGCGTCCAGCTCGTCGATCCCGGTTTTCAGAGTGTCGGACTCATCGCCGTTCTTCAGCCGGTTCTCCAGCGTGTCGGTGTAGTCGTCCAGCACATCTCCGAGCCGTACCGGAGCAACCTCAGTTTTGGGCTTCCTGATGGTGCTCAGGCGACGCATAAGCTCGTCCATTGCCGAGGCTGCGTTATCCAGCGTTCCGTTGCTCACGTCGCCGCGCAGCTCGTCGATTGCGCTCAGGAACATGCGGCGCTGATGCTGATCGCTAAGCATCCCGGCGTATCCGCGCAGGTTGGCGGCGCTGGGGCATGATCTGGCCGTTTCCATGATGTCAGCGAAGTGCGCATCACCACACTCTTCGGCAACCATCAGGGCGTCAATCAGTTTGCGGTTCCGGGCTTGCTTGCGGATCACCTCAAAGGCTTTCCGGTAGACCGGTATTGTGAAAGCGTCCGCTTCCATCCGGGCGAGAACGTCACTTGCGGACGGGGTCAGCCCGCCGAGGAGTAACCCGCCAATCACGCTTGCTTCGATATCCTGTCTCATGCCATCCCCCTGTCAGCGAATTTTGCTTCCCGCACTCCGGTAAGCGTGTCGTCTCTCAGCAGAAAATCGAAGTCTGCCGTCCAGCCAGTGTTGTTATCACCGAAGTAAAATGGCTTGGCCTGATGAACGAACGCCCGGACGTATGCCCTGAACCCTTCGACGTTTGGAGTCTTGAGCTGAGGAATGATTTTCTTCAGACGGCGCTTGCGCTTCTCGTTGACCGCAACCGCGTGTGGGAGCCTTTCACCTACTTCGGTGTTGTAGGCTGCCAGGAAGGATTCGTAGTCGATGCTGACTTTGGTTCTGGCTGTAAGTTTTTCACTTCCAGCGTCGCCCCCGTCAGGGGGTAAGGGGGTATCTTTCTTTTCTTTCTTTTGAATAGTTTCTTTTGTGTTTAGCTGAGTTGGCTTATACCCATTAGCTAACTTGGCTAATGTTTTGTTAGCCGTTTTAGCTAATGATTCGCTAACTTGGCTAACCTCGAAATTCCACTCAGAAATTACCTTGTTCACGCCAATTGCATGGCCGTTTGTCACGATGATGCTCATGGCGATCATCTCGTTTTTGGCTTTGCATACGTGGGTGTGATGTATACCGGTCATCATCGCGATCTGGGTATTGGTGATGCGGTCGAACTTCTTACCGAACCCGTAGGTTTTGCGAATCACCGCCAGAACAACCTTCAGCTGGCGAGCCGTTAAATCGGCAGCCATAACCGCTTCCAGCAGCTCGTTAGCGATGCGGGTATACCCATCATCGAGATCTGCCACCTGACGCTCCACGGCCGATTCAGCCGGCCTGTAGTCCGCTAACTTAACGACGCCCATGCTTCACCCCTGACTTAGCCATTGCGATGCGGATAACTCCAATCAGGCGCTCTGCGAATGCCTGGTTCCTGGATGCTGCGACGACAAGGCCGTCTGGTGAATCTGGGTGGCGTCGCTCCTCTTTTTCCTGGTACTTTTTGCGCTTAACCATTAAAATGACTCCTGTTGGATGTGTTGACGTAACACAGTGTTGAGAAGGCCTTTGAAGTTACCGCTTCAAGGGCTTTCGCTTTTTTGGTAGTACCCATCACATAACTCCCAGCATTGAAGTGACCATCGTCATCAGCGGGCCTACCTGGTCCGGCATGAGCCTGAACAGTGCTGCTATACCCTCGCTTACCTCTTTCAGCTTCTGATGCTCTGGCGCGTCCAGCATGACGGCTTGCTTGGCTTCCGATACTTCCTTCTCGGCTTCTGCCAGCCTGACCAGCTTGCAGTCAGCGCCAACCAGCTTTGTGCGGTACTCGATAGGCAGTACAGACATGATTGCCGGTGTCAGCTGGCGCACGTTTTCGCGGTACTGCTCGGAGTCGAACCGGTTATCCAAGAAGCGGAACAGCTTCTGGCGCTGCCTGCTTACATCTTTCGGGAAAGTGATATCCACCCCGCCCTTCTCCCGGTACTCATTGACGATCAGCATCGTCACCACGTCCTGACCCTGAGAAGCTGCCCATGAGCGGATCGCATTGCGGATCGCGTCGTGGTTATCTTCTTGTTTTTGCTGAGCGCGATTTATCATCACGCTCGGAGAAAATGCGATACTCTGTTGATAAGTAAGTGAGTGCATATACGTTCCATTTGTTTGAAATAGTTAATGTTTATTGGTGTTTTTTATCGTGCACCATTGACAGTCAACCTTGACCACGCCGGGCACCCGACCATATACCGGGCCGTTCGGTACTAATAGTACATTTTATTTACATAACAAATTGCTGCTTACCGATACGACGAATCTGTGCTGCTGAGTACTTGCCGCCTGATGCTTTGGCGATCTTGTCCGCGTACTCGGTTTCTCCTGTAAACTCGGTACGCGGCAGAGAACCACGCTCAATCCATTTATAAATGGCTTTGGGCGTAAGTCCGCAAACCTCAGCCACAACAGACACGCGAACTGATTTGATAACGGCTCCAAATGTAACTTCGTTCATTTGCGTCTCCTGTGGTGAACTTATAGTTCATATTATGACGGAACTGATAGTACAGTCAACAACGAATATAGTTGAACTTATGGTTCAATCAAAAGAGCGTGAAAGTTTCTCGCAAAGGCTTGCGCTGGCCTGTGATAAGGCGGGAATCCCGAGTTATGGTCGTCAGGCTGAGATAGCTGACCGTTTGAAGGTAACCCCAAAGGCAGTAAGTAAGTGGTTCAATGGTGAGTCTGTACCGAGACCGCCGCTCATGGAGAGGCTCGCTTCGTTACTTGGATCTACAGCTCAATACCTGTATGGATATACAGATAATGATGGTATAAACTCAGATCATTATAAGCGGGCATCGGGTGTGTATCGCGTTGATGTTCTTGATGTCCAAGCCAGTGCGGGGCCAGGGACGATGATCACAAATGAGTTTGTTGAAAAAATAAGAGCGATTGAATACACGACCGAACAGGCGCGTTCGATGTTCAATGGCAGGCCACAAGAAAGCGTTAAAGTTGTGACTGTGAATGGCGATAGCATGGAGGGGACGATAAATCCCGGAGATGAGATTTTTGTCGACATCTCCGTAAATCACTTCGATGGTGACGGGATTTATGTGTTCGTCTTTGGCCGTTCTCTACACGTCAAAAGATTGCAGATGCTCAAGAACCGGCTTGCTGTCATTTCTGACAACCCGGCATATGAACGTTGGTTCATAGAAAATAACGAAGAAGATCAGCTGTTTGTTATGGCGAAAGTACTTATACGCCAGTCCATAGACCTCCGCAGATTCGGTTAGAAAAATATTTTCCCTTTAAGTTCATAAGCTTAACCGCTTGTGAACTTATCTTACCTAAAATATGTACTTTGAGTACTTTACTTTGATGAACTATCAGTACATTATGAATCCATCGAAACAACACAGCGTTTCGGTCAGTCGAACGGCGCGACAGTAAACCATGCGTCGGGAGCGCGGCGGGTTCAGGATGAACGGCAATGCTGCTCACAAGCGAATTACAGATCGCTTTTGCGAGAGCGATGCGTAATTCAAACCTGATAGTGAGGTGGCCCATGAAGAACAGCATCAAGCGCCCGGTATGCGAGGTAGTTAAGCAGAAATTAGTGACAGGCGCTCAGTCGAAAAGCTTGAGAAAGCGGCGTTGAGCTGCGTCAACGCCATTATTAAAGCCATTGGAGTTACGAGCCTTATTTATTCCACGCCTCGATATTGTAACCCTGCCCTTTTGCAAGAAGGGATTCAAACTCTATTTCTGAACGCTCCACTTCTGCCAAAAATTCTTCAGGCGTTACATCCGCTGGAGCGGTCGTTGTGTAGGCAACAGCCAAAAGCCATGCCTTATCCTTGTTATCCATTTCGTAATCCTAATTGTCTGTGGAATAAGCAATCTAGCAGTTTCCTTTGTTTGTGGAAAGCAGGGAAATCACGCGCCGGGCGTGGCTAAACATCCCGGCACCAACCATCGCAAAGCCGCCTAACCAGCGGCTTTTTTCATACCTCAGAAACTTCACAGAGGTTTCTAAGTTATGAGACGGCGGCCATCCACCGCCACACTTTTTTTAATTGCGCATCCAGGCGCAGGGGTTTTTAACGTTCAGCGGCGCGGCTTAAGCGCGGAGATGATTATGAGTAAACCACAGCTAACACCCCGCCTAACTGAGCCAGAGATGGCAAAGCTAGCGGTTAAAACGGTTCAGGAGTTTGTTAATGCCTGCCACTGCCAAAACGAAGATGACGTCTTGCTGGCGTTAAGTTTCTGGCTGAATGTCGGAATTGATGCGGGCGAACTTGTTCAGCATGGTCAAAAGGTGGTCCTGCAATGATGACAGTCACCCACAACGGCAAGCAGTACACCGCATCGAAGTTAAGCGATAACGAGTGGAAGCTCTCATCGGTCGATAAGCCGCGCGAGTCATTCACGATGAACCGTCAGCAGATGGCGCTGGCCGGGCTGCTTGAACAGGTGGAGGGGAAGTCATGATTCATCAGCACTATGGCACCCAGGAAGTTAACCGGGGCGCTGTTCAGCCAGGCATGCTCGTAAAGCACAAAGACAGCACATGGACAGCGTCTGCGCATAAGCGCGGTCGACTCTACCTGCATCGCGGGTATGAACGCACTTACACAACAGATCTGCTGGTCGAGGTATATCTCGACGGGCTTGGTCGTGGCTTGAGTCACTGAGGCGCATATGGATATCAAGACACCATTGAACCCAAGCAGGAAGGCGACGGCCAGAGTTAAAAATCCCCTACCAGCGCCGACCCAATGCTATCACTGTAGCGGGTTAGTGCGGATCGGGACCCATGAAGAAGTTTATGGGCGCGATTATAGCGACTGGCCTTATGTCTACCTCTGTGAAGGCTGCGGCGCGTATGTTGGCCTACATCCATTTACCGCCATCCCCCTCGGCACGCTTGCGGATAAACGAACTCGCGATGCCCGGAAGAGTTGCAAGCTGCCGTTTGAGCGGATTTGGCGTTCTGGCGGAATGTCTCGCACCGAAGCGTACAAATGGCTGGCCGATAAGATGGGCATCCCTACGGAAGAATGCCATTTCGGCTGGTTCAGTGCCGAGCAGTGCCAAATGGCGATGACTCACTGTAACGAGTGGCTTAGCCGCTAATCCCCCACCCCATTTCACATCTGGCAGCCAATCGGCGCCGGGTGACGCACAACCCGATTTCAGGAGTAACCCATGGCCGCATATCGCGCATACGACCACATAGAGGATCGTCGCTGGGTCGAGCAGCAGTTAACCGACGAGAAAGAGAAGTGGATCGACGACCGGGCACGGGAAATCATCGACATGATGCCAAAAGAGCCGTCCGGCCTCTTCCACTTTTCCGTGCCGATCGACTCCAGCCCATACGAAGGACTTCGCAGCGATAAAGCTGGCGAGGCATACAACGACTTCGTTTCGGCAGTGGCATACGCCCAGGCAGAGCACGACTGGGAGCACCGCACCGGCTGCCCGTTCTGAAACCAGATTATCAGGAGTAAATGATGAGCTTCAGCATCGTTGAGTTCGTTAAACAACAGGAGCCCTTCTTTTCCGGAGCGGTCACTGATCAGTCTGTGACGTGGGCGAAAGAAAGCCAGTTCGCCATGCAGCTGTTCCAGAAGAATGACTTCCTCACCAAAACAGCAATGAACAACCCGGTCAGCGCGAAGAATGCGATCATCAACGTGGCCGCCATCGGCATCACACTGAACCCGGCGAGCAAGCTGGCGTACCTGGTGCCGCGCGACGGCATGGTGTGTCTTGATATCAGTTATATGGGCCTGCTCCACCTCGCCCAGGCTACCGGGTCCATTAAATGGGGCCAGTGCAAGCTGGTCTACTCAAACGACACCTACGAGTCGAACGGCCTCGATACTGCGCCAACTCACAAATATAACGCCTTCGGTGACCGCGGCGCGGTGGTTGGCGGCTACTGCACGGTGAAAACGCCTGATGGCGACTACCTGACGGAAGAAATGAGCCTAGCTGAGATTAAGGCGACGGAAGCTACCAGCAAGGCCAAGAATGGCCCATGGAAGAACTTCTGGGAGGAGATGGCGCGTAAAACCATCGTTAAACGCGCCAGCAAATACTGGCCCCGCGCTGAGCGTCTGGATAACGCTATTCACGTCATCAATGAAGATGAGGGGATCCACCAGGAGCCGGTGATGGCCCACACGCCTGATAGTGAAGTAATCCTGTCGGAAGAGCAGAGAAAGCAGGAACTTCACGATAAGGTATCGGCGCTGTGTGATGAGATGGAGCGCGCTGAAACCATGCACGATCTGAAAATGCACTTCCAGGCGGCCTACAAGATGACGGCCGGCATGAAGCTGCAGCAGAACGTTCAGGCCATCTACAGCGAGTGCAAAATGAAGTTTGAGGAGGTGGCGCAATGACCGCCCTCTACAAAATAGCCAATGACTTCGCCAAGCTGACCGAATCAGATATGGATCCGGAGATGATTGCCGACACCCTTGACGGCATCGAGTGGGAGCTTGAGGCGAAGGTGGAGCAGATTCTGGCTGCCTGCAAAAACGAGCAGGCCTATGCGGAGACGCTCAAGGAGGAGTCCCGCAAACTGGCTGAACGCGCAAAGGCTGCCGAGAACCGAGTGGTTAGCATGAAGGAGTATGTTGCCCGGTCTCTCGATACCGCAGGCAAGACTACCATCAAAGCTGGCATCCACCAGGTAACCGTCAGGGGCCCATCCAAGTCAGTTGAGATTACTGATGCCGCTGCCCTACCCGCTGAATATGTCGAGTACGAAACCACCATCAAAGCGGACAAGTTGGCTATCAAGCATAAGCTCGACGCCGGTATCGATATCCCCGGCGCGCGCATTAAGATCGGCAAGCCCTCTCTCATCATCAAGTAAACCCGGTGATATATGAAAAATGCACACGACAACATCAGCGTGGGATCGGTGACGCTCGTTTATTCCAATTTACGTCGCGGGTGGATGCTACCGGGCGGCATGGTTATTCAGAATCCGTTCAAGGCCCAGCGCTTGGCAGAAGAGCTAAACAGTAAGCGGGAGGCGGCATGACCGATTACACCGGAAGTAACACGCCAGCAGATCAGCGTGATTTATGGCGCACGCCGCCGGCACTGTTCGCCGCACTGGATGCTGAGTTCTGCTTTCAACTGGACGCCGCAGCAGCGCCTCACAATGCGCTGTGTCGCAATTTCATCACCGCCGAGCAGAACACGCTGGAAACGCCGTGGGCCGATTACCTCACCATTCCCGGATATGCCTGGCTGAATCCACCTTACAGCGACATAACGCCATTCGTGAAGAAAGCCGCAGCGGAGAGCAAGAACCAGATCGGCACCGTCATGCTGGTTCCGGCTGATACGTCCGTCGGCTGGTTCCGTGAGGCAATCGAGACGGCCAGTGAGGTGCGATTCATCACTGCCGGGCGGCTGGCGTTTATCAACCCTGTAACCGATAAGCCGGTGTCAGGGAACAATAAAGGGTCGATGCTCATCATCTGGCGCCCATTCCCGCGGACACACTGCGAGTTCACTTTCGTTGAGCGCGATGTGTTAATGACTTTCGGAGCGAAACTTATCGCCCGGCGGGAGGCAGCATGAAGCGGATGACCGTAGAGCAGGAAAATGTGCTGTTTTCGACTGCAAAGCGCTGCAACGACGAGCTGAAGGCTGCACTGGCGAAGAAGCCAAAGCCGAAATTCGACACTGTCAGCAGGCCGCTACTGGCTAAGCACTTCGAGAAGATAAAGGGACTTGGCGTCCCTTTTTTGTTGTTCGTCTACACGATCGGCCGCATCAACGGCCAGTTTAAGGAGCACTGACCATGGCAGATTTTGCAGACGACGCATCAGCCGTCGAAGAGTTGCAGCGTAATGCTGCGTTGAGCGCTCACCGGATTAACCGTGATGCGGTATCGGCAACGCACTGTAGCGATTGTGGCGAGGATATCCCGGAGTTGCGCCGGGTGAATGTGCCGGGATGCCAGCGCTGCGCATCGTGCCAGCAGGATAGCGAGCTTCGCCAGAAGCAAGGGCGCTGACTATGGCGGCCTACTACAACGAGATTGATACGTATGCGGCCCAATGGCTGCGTAATCTGATTGCCGGCGGTCACATCGCGCCCGGTGAGGTTGACGAACGGAGTATTGAAGATGTCACACCTGACGACCTGCGAGGATTCACGCAGTGCCACTTTTTCGCCGGAGTTGGCGTCTGGTCACATTCTCTCCGCCTCGCCGGATGGCCTGACGATAAACCGGTCTGGACAGGATCCTGCCCGTGCCAGCCTTTCAGCGCGGCAGGCAAAGGAGATGGGTTTGCTGACGAGCGGCACCTTTGGCCAGCCTTCTTCCACCTCATCAGCGAGCGCAAACCTCAGCACGTCTTTGGCGAACAGGTTGCATGTGGTAACGCAAATGCATGGTTCGACCTTGTACAGGCAGACCTGGAAGGAATGGACTACGCCTTCGGGCTTGTGCCGTTTACGTCAGCGAGCATCGGTGCTCCGCACATCAGAGAGCGGGCCTTCTGGGTGGCCCACGCCTACAGCGAAATCGACGACCGGCGCGGGAACGTCAGGGCGCATGGGTGGGATGAATATTCAGACGGCTGTAACCCTGGCAAGCTGGCCGACTCCAACCACGATCGACAACAATCAGGTTGCGGGTCATGCGGCGGCGGCAAATGCGCCAAAGCGCGGATCCACTCTGGGCGGAGCCTCGAGGCTTGCGGGCTGGGTAACTCCAACGTCGCGGGATTGGAAGGATTCTGCGGGGATGACGGCTCAGCGGGAGGGAAAGGACAGACTGGATCAGTTGCCGCGTCAGGCTTACACATGCGGCCCCTTGAGGTTAACGGTTTTTGGCGTGATGCAGACTGGCTCTTATGTCGAGATGGCAAATGGCGTCCAGTTGAACCCGGCACATTCCCGTTGGTTGATGGGGCTGCCGCACGCCTGGGACGAGTCGAGTCCGGGGTGGCAAGAGTGGCAAGCAGCAACCGCACCGGCAGACTCAGAGGTTACGGCAACGCCATAAACGCACAGGCGGCCGCCGCTTTCATTAGTGCTTATATGGAGTCAGCCAATGTTCAAGCTAATCCAGCGCGGCCAGATATTCGCTGACTCAGCAGGCTGGCCCGTAATTATTCATTCCACCACATCAGAAGTGGTCCGCTACTGGAGACAGGGCCGGATCAACACAGCTTCAATCGACCGCTTTAACAATGACTTTGAGCCGCTTGACCATCAGGAGGCGGAGCAGATCCGCGCCGACCTCGAGACGAGCGAGCATATTAAATCGCTGCGCGCCCAGCGTGCGGCATGAGGAGAGATTATGGACTGGATTAAGTGCAGTGACAGGATGCCTGAGATAGGGGTTAACGACTGGCGAACGCCATTACCGGTGCTGGTTAACTGTGAAATCGGCGTGATACCAGCTTACTACGGTTTCGCATGGCTTGATGGCGAGAAGCATTTTGGGTTTATGGAAAGCCTCCGATATGGCGACGGTTCCGGCTCGGATCCGGATAAGCATAGTAATGGCCTTATGGCGCACGTCTCTTCATGGATGCCAATGCCTGAGCCGCCGGTCACATGACGCAACTGATAGCTGATTCCCCGAGTCGGCTATTGGGTGCGAATGCACTGCCACGTTATCCCCCTTTCAGCCCTCCATTGCGAGGGCTTCTTTTTGCCTGGAGAAAACCATGAGCGACATTATTCAGCTGGTACCGAATAAATGGGTAACAGAGGAACTTTTAACTGCGACAACCGGCATGTCAAAGCACATGATTCAGCATGCCCGCCGGTCAACCTGGATGGAGGGAAAGCATTATCGTCATGTTGCCCCTGATATGGCACCCAAGCAAAACAGCCCAATCATGTATAACCGCGATGAGATAAACCACTGGATCGAGCACCAAAGCCCAGCGAAACGCCGGAGAATATCTGCTTAAATGTCCTTTGGCACATCAAACGAGGAATGATTATGGCAGCATACCCAACAGGCGTAGAGGTTCATGGAGAATCGTTACGCATATGGTTCATATATCAGGGGAAGCGTGTCAGGGAAAATCTCGGCGTCCCTGACACGCCAAAAAACAGAAAGATGGCAGGTGAGCTTCGGGCTTCGGTCTGCTTTGCGATAAAGACAGGCACATTCAATTATGCCTCACAATTCCCGGATTCATCGAACTCAGAGAAATTCAGCACCGTCAGAAAGCAAATCTCACTACTTGAACTGAAATCGAAATGGCTTGGCCTTAAGGAGATGGAGCTTAGCCTCGGGACGTTGAGGCGTTACGATTGCCACCTCACAACCACTATCGAAACAATTGGTGAGCACAGGTACATCGGCAGCCTGAACACTGAAGATATCCTTAGCGCCAGGAAGGAGCTACTGAACGGCTGGCAGAAGACCAGGCATGGCCTAAATCACCCGCCAAAAAAGGGAAGAAGCGTTCCTACAGTCAATAGCTATATGGCATGTCTTGGCGGGATGCTGGGCTTTGCTTTCAAAAGTGGTTACCTGAAAACCGATCTGATGGCAGGTATTACCCCGCTCGCAAAAGAAAGGCCCGTTCCAGATCCTCTTACTTCTGACGAGTATCAGCGAGTGGTTGCGGCCTGCCCAACGCTGCAGTTTCAGAATATGGTTATCTTTGCGGTAAATACAGGCGTCAGGCACGGCGAACTAAGCGCGTTAGCCTGGGAGGATGTGGATACTGTTAACTGGACTGTTACGGTGTCACGGAACTATTCCCTGAAGGGTAACTTCACCCTGCCAAAAACCAACGCCGGGATTCGAACCATACAGCTGACCCAGCCAGCAATTGATGCCCTCAAAGCGCAAATGCCACTGACAAGAATGATGGCATCCCACAAGGTAAGCGTCAGCCTACGGGAATACAAAAAAAAGAGAACCGATGAATGCACCTTTATATTCTCCCCGTCCATTACTTCAATGAACGGTAAGAAGACGATGTGCTACGTTCCCGGATCCATTAATTCAGCATGGCGCACTGCCCTGCGTCGTGCAGGCGTCCGGCAAAGACGGTCTTATGAAACCAGAAACACATATGCGTGCTGGGCACTGGTCGCCGGAGCGAACCCAAATTTCGTTGCGCACCAGATGGGCCATTCGTCAGCGCAAATGCTATTCACGGTTTACGGTAAATGGATGACCGAGAATAACCATGACCAGGTGGGCATTTTGAACGCATCATTTACTCAAAATGCCCCACTGATGCCCCATAGAAAAACCGCATAACCTTAAGTATCTGATTTAACATATCAATATCACTTCAATCATGATTCATCTGGATGAGCAAGGTCGGCTCCTTTGCCTTTAGCTTCCTGCCGGTGATGTTCTGTATCGCTATCCCGCTGGGACTGGCGCGGGAAAACAAAGGTGTAGCGGCATTTGCCGGTTTCGTTGGCTATGCGGTGATGAACCTGGCGGTCAACTTTTGGCTCACTGCCAAAGGCATCCTGCCGACCACCGATGCGGCAGTACTCAAGGCCAACAACATACAGAGCGTGATTGGTATTCAGTCTATTGATACCGGGATTCTCGGCGCAGTGATCGCGGGTGTGATCATCTGGATGCTGCACGAGCGTTTTCACAATATCCGCCTGCCGGACGCGCTGGCATTCTTTGGTGGCACCCGTTTTGTACCCATTATCACCCTTGTGGTGATGGGTCTGTTTGGCCTTGTGATCCCGCTGATTTGGCCTGTCTTTGCCATGGGCATTACCGGCATTGGCCGCATCATTAACGGTGCCGGTGATTTTGGACCGATGATCTTCGGTACCGGTGAACGTCTGCTGCTGCCGTTTGGACTTCAGCATATTCTTGTCGCCCTGATCCGTTTCACGGAAGCGGGCGGTACGATGGAGGTGTGCGGTCACGATGTGAGCGGCGCGCTGACCATCTTCCAGGCGCAGCTGAGCTGCCCGACCACCCACGGTTTCTCAGAGAGCGCCACTCGCTTCCTGTCCCAGGGTAAAATGCCAGCCTTCCTCGGTGGCCTGCCGGGCGCAGCCCTGGCGATGTACCACTGTGCTCGCCCGGAAAACCGTCACAAAATTAAAGGCCTGCTGATCTCCGGTGTGATCGCCTGCGTGGTGGGCGGAACCACCGAACCGATTGAATTCCTGTTCCTGTTCGTTGCCCCGGTGCTGTACCTCATCCACGCTGTGCTGACCGGTCTGGGCTTTACCGTGATGGCGGTGCTGGGTGTGACTATCGGCAATACCGACGGCAACGTGATCGACTTTGTGGTGTTCGGCATCCTGCATGGCCTGTCGACCAAATGGTATCTGGTGCCCGTAGTGGCAGCGATCTGGTTCGCGGTGTACTACGGTATCTTCCGCTTCGCCATCACCCGCTTTAACCTGAAAACGCCGGGTCGTGATACCGATGCGGCCACCAGCGTTGAACAGGCGGTTGCGGGTACGATTGGCAAATCCGGCTATAACACCCCTGCCATTCTGGCGGCGCTGGGCGGTGCGGATAACATTACCTCGCTGGATAACTGCATCACCCGCCTGCGTCTGTCGGTGGCAGATATGTCTAAAGTAGATACCAACGCCCTGAAGGCTAACCGCGCTATCGGCGTGGTACAGTTAAACCAGCATAATTTGCAGGTGGTTATCGGCCCGCAGGTGCAATCAGTCAAAGACGAACTGGCGACCCTGATGCGAACAGTAGAAGCCTGA